TGTCGTTCGCCGGTGGCTGCGCCTGCGTCGAACGACAGGGCGGCGCTGAATACCTGACCGCCTGCAGCTGCAGCGCCCGTTGCCGCGCCCGCGACCAAGCTCGTTGTGACGATCAGCGCCGCGCCAGCGGCTGCGGCCGCGCCACTTGCCGAACCCGGAACCAGCGCGGCGCTGGTTGTCAGCGTTACGCCTGGCGCATTAGCCGTCGAGCCGCCCGAAGCGACGCCCGGCAGGAATGCCAGCGTATCGGTAAGCGTTACGCCGGCTGCTGATGCCGCACCCGTCGCCGTGCCCGAGAGCAGCGACAGCGTCGCCGTCAGCGTGACGCCGGATGCGTTACCTGCAACGCCGCCCGAGGTCGCAGCGCCGGGGATGAAACTCAGAACCGCCGTACTGGTGACGCCGCCCGCGGCGGCTTCGCCCGTTCCAGCGCCGGCCAGGAGCGACAGCGTCGCCGTCAGCGTTGCACCTGGCGCGTTAGCGCCTCCAGCGCCGCCCTGCTGCGAGAGCAGCGTGAGCAGCATGGTTTACTCCCCGAGGGTTTGAAGCTGGTTCAGCGTCGTCTGCGTCTCGGCGATGTCCGCGTCGATCCGAGCGGCTTGTTGCATGTCGCCCAACGCGACGGCAGAACCTCGCACGCTCTGGAGATGGGTCAGCCGCCGCTCGCACATCAGTATCAGTTCCGCGATTGTCATCAGATCACCATTTGCCGCAGCAGCACGGTTGAGGTGTTGAGCAGCATGTAGACGTAGTAGATTTCCGTCGCCCCGTCTTTGTAGATCACATCGAACGCCGTATCGCCGAGCAGCGCCGCGCCCTGCGGGTAGAGCATGGTTGACCACGGGAACATCTCCGAGCGGGCGAAGTTGAAGGCAAACCAGCGTCCCGTCGCTTCCTTCTGGATGTACAGCGTGCCGTCGTGCAGCGAGTACTTCGTACCGGTCGTGAACGTCTCGGTGCTGGGGCTGTAGGTGATCGCCGCCCATGCGTTGCCCGCAATGTCGTAGCGGTCGAGCAGCGCGCCAGCAGCGCCCCGGAACGAGTAGATGTAGCGCCCGTTCAGGATAAGGCTTTCGTTCGTCCAGTCAGTTTCAGGCGCGGAATGCACCCAATGCCCCGACATGCCCGTGGTCGGCGCTCCGCCTCGCGCAACACCCGGCGACAGCGTAGACCAAGTGTTCGCCGCGATGTCGTAGCGGTACATCGCCACCGCGTTGTTGCCGATGTAGTACAGGAAGTTGTCGTTGCCCGAGATGTCGTAGGTCGAGGTCGCGTCCGGCGTCGTCGTCCAAGTCGCGACGGTCAGCGAGTCGGCGGTGTTCGCCGTGATCGTGCGAATCTGGCCCGCGCCCGTACCGCCCGTGATTCGCACCTGCGAGTTGATCCACTGACTCGCAGTCCATGTCTTGCCCGTCTGCACAAGCGTGGTCGCGGTCGCCGAGGTCGCCGTGCCGCTGGCAAACGACTTGAACGCGCCATCGACAATCGACGGGGTGGAGATCAACTTGCCGTCCGTTGCGAGTGATGCAGGCAGGCCGGTCTGCGACAGCGTCGTCCACGTGTTCGTCGCGTAGTCGTAGGCCCGGAAACTGCCCGCCGCCAGCGTGCCTGCACCGACGACATAGAATCGCGGCGTCAGCAGCCGGTAGACCGTCGATGCAGAGAACGCGCTGGCCTGCGTGGCAACGGTGATCACGGCGTTCGTGCCGATGGTGTTGCTCACGATGTCGAGCGCCAGGCCGTTGTTCGGGCCTGCCATGATCAGAATCTTGTAGCCGCGCAGATCACGCGCCAGCGTCTGGTTGGTCGTGATCGTGCTGGTCGTGCCAGCGGTCGCGGTCAGCGATGCCACGCCCACAGTTGCCCCGGTGGACCATGCGCCTGCCGTGCCACTGGCCCCGGCTCCGAAGGTGCCCGCCAGCGCAGGCGAGGGAAGGTTGACCCAACCGTCTTCGGACGGGTTATAGACCGCAGCCGCCGTGTTGCTGGTAATCAGCATCTGCTGCTGGCGGAAGTGCCGCGACGACACGATGAACGATCCGGCCACCGATGCAACAGGCGATGGCGCACAGAACTCCCACCGCTTGAGGTCGAGGATTTTGCGATTGCCGTTTGTCGTAGCCATCAGGTCACCGCGATGTTGCGTCGAAGGGAGTCCGCCTGCATGTGCATCAGCGCGGGGATTTCATCGTTCGCGGCAAAGCCGCCGATCTGCGTCTGATTCGTGAGAGTCGAAACCGTGGCGATCGTTTGACCGCCTGCAATCGAGCCGACCGTCATGACCAAGTTCGCCGCTGTTGCCTGCCGCGCCTCCATGATCGGCTGGCCCAGCGTGTTGGGCATCGCATAGCCGATGGTCTTGGTCAGCGCGCCGATGGCGAATCGCATTGACTCGATGGCCTCGATCAGTTCACCGTATGCGGCCACCGGCATCGGGTTGGCTTCCGAGACATCGACCGCAATCTTGTCGTCGTCAGGCCCGCTCAGGGTGGCAAGCCCGGCGACTTGCAAATGCGCCAGCTCACCGGAATACGAGACCTCGCGCGTAGCGACTTTTGCGCCGGAACCCGGTGTGTACCCTACGTTGTCGGCTCCCATGATCGTCGATCAGTTCTGGAAACGCACGGTCGACAGCGCCAGCGAAAACGTCGCGCCCGTCGAGATCACATCGGACCCGAAGTCATTCACAGCCACCAGCTCGTCGGCGCTGGATGCGCCGCCGCGGCTCTTGTAGTACGCCGCCTTGCGCGCGGTGATCGTGGAGCTCGGCCAGGACACTGCACCGAGCGTGATGTCCAGACGATCGTTCGCCGTGTCTTTCGTGACTGTGACCGTGCACGTCACGCCCCCGGCCGTGTACCCGCTGCCGGTAACTTCGTTCGTCACGTCGGACCGCTTGGTGTGCGTGTCCTTGTTTTCGGTGTAGGCCGAGGTCGTCAGCATCACCTTGAACGTGTCGGTGTCCATGTCGATGGCACCGCGCGCCAGGTCTTCGAGGAAGCTGGTAAAGATCAGGGATGCCATTCGATACTCCTCAATGCAGACATTTGCGACGGCTCAGCGCCGCCATCCATTGATGAACCCACCAGGCCGGCGACCGCCCGGTCGCCCCGCGGGTGCTGCCACTGCAGGGGTGCGGGATGACGCCGCCCCCACCAGCGGCGCCTTCGGCTCGCTTGCGCCAGCCAGACCGTCCCGCGCGGTCTCTGAGGCGCTCGCCTCGGGGGTTTCCTTGCCTGAAAACAGATCCTGCTGCAGCGGATTGACGACGCGATCGAGCGCGTCCCAGTTCACGCGCCGGATGCCGGCGTACTCTGCCGACGCGCGCGCCATCACGAACAGGTCGAGCACCTCGTTGCGTTTGCCGTTCGCCAGGACCCACTCGCGCCGCTCACCGCGCGCGGTGCGCTTGCGCAGCAGCTTCTCTGCAGTCAGCTGCTCGTAGAACTCATTCGGCAGGTTTGCCGGAAAGTGCACCTGGGCGAAGCCGCCGGCCTCTTGCTCGAGTGCGCGGTAGATGTTTTCTTTCGCGATGTCCGAGCCCATTGGCCAGACCTTGATGCCGCCCTTGATCACGGAACCGCGGTGGCTGATGTCCTGCAGCGTCGGCCTGCCGAGAATCGGCTTGCCGGGCTCGCTCTGGCCCTTCGTCGCAAACACATGCCGGTGCTGCCACTTCCGGGTCCACAGGTAGACCGTCGAGGTCAGGAACCCCGAGTCCACCGCCATCGCCGTGATCCGCAGCGTCGAGCCGCCCGCGTGCGGGTACGCCTTTTCCAGCAACAGCTCGAGCTGCGCCCACGGACCTTCAGGGCCGAGGTCCAGCGGCTCGCCGTGGATCCGCCCGTAGTCGATCGTCCACTGCTGTTCGTTGCGCCCCCAGCCCTGCACTAGGTACTCGAGGCGATCGCCCTGCACGTCGACGCCGGCCGTCAGGATCAGCGCCTCGCGCGGCACGGTCTGCAGCCGGTACGGCTCGGCGCGCTGGCTCAGGATCTCCGACTGGGGCTGCTCGCCCTCGACCTCGAACGCTTCACCGAGCACCGTGTTGTGGAACACCTGCAGCAGCGGCTCTTCGGTCTCTTCATCGTAGCCGCCGGCCTGCGCCCGCAGGTACTGGCGCACCGCCTTCGTCCAGCTGAACCACCCGAGTGGCGAGTACAGTGCCGGCAGGTGCCAGCTCAGCGGCTTGACGAACGCCGGCACGAACCGCTTCACCGCCCCGCCGATCCGCGCCCAGATCGCCCACGGGTGCGGGTCGTCGTCTGCGATCACCTCCCCTCGCCCTGGTGCTGCGTGAATCCACCGGCCGCGGCCGAGCAGCTCGGCCTTGTGATGCTCGGCGATCTCGAATCCGCACGCCTCGCACTCGTAGTGCACGCTGCTGACATCGTCGGTGGGCAGCGCCCGCACGGCTTCGGCCGGGTTTGCGTGCCCGCATGCGCCGCAGGAAGTCGCCGCGCCAGCCTCGACCTCGCTCACCGTGCCGCAGCTCTGGCACACCAGCTCGTGCTTCTGCACGACCGTCCAGCGCATCTGCGACCAGCGCAGCACCTGCTCGTGCGCGCAGTGCGGACACGGCAGGTGGAACTTCGCTTGTGTCCCTTCCTTGTAGCGCCGGTCGATCCGGCTGCTGCCTTTGATCTTCGGGGTCGACACCCGCATCCGCTTCGCGCGGGCACCGAACGTGTCGGTGCGCTTCTCGGCGACTTCTTCCGGGTCGCCCTCGCCGCCGACGTCCGCCGGGTAGGCGTCGATCTCGTCCATCAGCAGGTACTTCACCGGCAGCGACCGCAGGCCGGGCGCGCTGTTCGCGCCCACCAGGGCCAGCATCCCGCCGGGAAACTCTTTCATCAACGTCGTGTTGCCGCTATCGCGCGCACGCGCTTCGGCCACCTTCGCCCGCAGCACCGGCGACTCGGCAATCATCGGCGCCAGGCGCTGCTTCGAGATCCGCTTCGCCGTGTCGCTGGTGGGCATCACCAGCATCGCCGGCCCAGGCGATCGGTCGATAACGAAGCCGATCCAGTTGTAGAGCGCCTCGCTCCCCCCGAGCTGCGTCCCTTTGATGAACACGCCGTCGGTCATCGGATGGCTGGGGGTCAGCGCATCCATGATCTCCTGCAGGTACGGCGTGCGGCTGGTGCGCCAGGGGCCCGGCTCGGCGCTCGAGGTGGTGGTGAGCTTGCGGTGCGCATCGGCCCACTGCGACACCGTCATGTCCCGCTCAGGCGCGATCGCCCGGGCGTATGCGGCCAGCGTGGCCGCGTAGGAATCAGCCAGGCCCTGGGGCAGGCTGTGCAAGCTCGGCGGCTCGTTGAGCGATCCCATCGAGTGCGTCCTTGAGCTCGCGCGTGAGCAGCGTTTCGATCTTGATCGGATCGGTCTCGACCGCCAGCGACGTCGAGATCCGGCTGGGCACCTGCAGGATCCTGTCCTGCGTGAGCTGGGCCGCGTCGGTCACCGCCCGCAGGAACCCCTCGATCGAGCCGACTTGCCCGAGCCGCTCGAGCAGCGTGAGCCGGGCCATCTCCGCCTGGTATTCCTCCCGCTTCGCTCGAGACGCCTGATACTCGGCGGTGTCACTCGGCCCGGCCGGCGGCGGCTCTACGCTGGCACGATCCACCAGGTCAGGCTGCACCACCGCACCGCGGAACGGATCGGCACCGGTGCGCGCCGCCTCGGTCGCATCCGTGTTCGCCGCCCACTGCGCATCCGCTTTCACCGGATCGATGCCGGTGATCTTGCCCTTGGCATCGCGCCGCACGGCCGTCACGCGGCCGCTCGCGATCGCAGTCTGTACCGCGTACAGCGACACGCCCCGCATCCGGCTGTAGGCCCGAAGGCTGATGTACTGGTCACCCATGACCAGCCCTCCGACCAGTCCGACCAGTCACCGACACTGCGCGAAAAACGCGGGCTTTTCGCTCGCAGGTAAAAAGGCTCTGGAAGGACCCGTCACTCGGCCGACCCTGCCGCCCCGTCGCCCCCATGACCGAGAAAAAACGAGGCCCCGAGCCTGACATGCAGGTCGCGGGGCCTCTAAGGCCAGCACATGGGAGGAGGTCACACGCTGGGAACTGCATCGCCGTCGTCCGATCCCCCGCCGGTACTGCTGCCGAGGTTAGCTGGATTATCGCCATCTGTTCGATCCAATCAAGCGGGCGTGTGGATAACGCTTTCGACCGCGTCGAGCGACGCCAGCACGCGGCGTTGTGCGGTCTCGGGGCTGGCCACGGTCAGACGTTGCGCGATCGTACGCAGGGTCAGGGCCTGCACGTAGTACCAGGTCAGCACCTCGCGCTGCCACGGCTCGCACGCTTGAATCGCATCGTGCGTACGTCTGCACTGGATCGCATTGACGGGCACGGCCGAGTGCGCGGATCCGTCATAGCCGTCGCCCGACCGCCAATCGGCGAGCGTGCACTTGCTGTAGCCCATCGCGCCGACCTTGCCCTCACCGCGGGCGGTTACCCAGTAGGCCCAGTCGGTGAGTCTCAGGTGCATCGGGTGTCGGTTGATCATGGGTTCCATACCTTCCATACCTGATGGGTGTGTTACGTGCGGCGTGGGGGCGGGGGGGGGCCCCCCCCCGCCTCACGCGGGGGTTCTGATTTCAGTGTGGAAGGTATGGAACCCTCCCTGTTTCAGATATCTACATGACTATCCCCGGCGAACGGGTTGTGCCCCGGTGCGGTCGCTTCCTCTGACGTGGCCCCATTTCGAGCGGGGGGCTTGTACCAGAAGCGACTCATGCCGTTGCGTTTCTCAATGCGCTCGCAGCCGAGCGCGCGTAGGGCTTTGCCGATGCGGGTTTCCAGATCCCGAGTAAGCTGCGCCGGGCTGATGTGCAATCCTCGCAGTGCCGCGTCGGCCAGCGAGAAGCAGCTGGCGTTCGCCACGCGGCGCGTGATCTCATCGGCCCCTGGCTCGAGCACCCAGTCGTGCAGCGCATCGATCATCGATTCCTGCACCACCCGGCGCGCCTGCACGGGGCGGAACAGCTCGCGCTGCATCTCGCTGTCTGGCGCGCACGGCAGGCCGGCCAGGTAGTCCTGCATGGCCTCGGCGAACAGTTGATCGCGAGCCTCCCGCAGTGCGTTGATGTCGATCTCGCGCGGCACGCGCACGGGCCAGAAACGCCTGGCACCCTGCCCGGCCTTGATGTACTCATCCTCGTTCGTGGTACCCACGAACACCGATTGCCGCGGGCAGCTGATCTGCCGCCGGCCGTACACCGGGCGGAACTCGTCGACCTGCCTCGACAGGAAGCTCTTCTGCTTCGCCGCCTCTGCGCGGGTCACCGAGTCCATCTCGCTGAACTCGTGCAGCCACTTGCCCTGAAGGGCAGCCATCGAATCCTTGTGCGTCAGGTCGAGGTCGGTGTCGGAAAACCACGGGCCGCCAAGCAGCAACGCCAGCGATGACTTCCGCAGGCCCTCGCTGCCCTCCAGCACCAGGCAGTAGTCGAACTTGCAGCCGGGCTCCATCACCCGCTTGACCATCGCGCGAAGGAAGAACTGGCTTACCGCGCGGATGTACTCGGTGTCCTCGACGCCTGCGTGATCGATCAGCCAGTGCGCGAGGCGCGGCGTGCCGTCCCAGGTGATGCCCTGCAGGTACTCACGGACCGGGTGCACTGGCGACTCTCGAGCCACCATCTCGACGGCCTCGAGCACTTGAATGCTCGACACCACCAGCCCGTACACCTGCGCAAGCCACGCGGCGGTGCGGCTGTCATCGTCCGACACCCACTCGCCGGCGCGGCCATGCGCGTACGGGGGCGGCGCACGCTTCACGACGCGGTTCGAGAACTCGTCGAAGCTTACGACCCCGCGCCACCTCGAATCGTTGCGCAGGATCGTCGACACGTTGACCGGGTGCGAGGCGAGGTTGCCGCCCTTGATGCGTACGAGCTGGGCGCCCCAGTCGTCTTCCGGCTCAGGCCAGGGCGGCGGTGCGCTGGGCGCATCCGGCGGCGGTGGCGGCGCGCCTGCACCCGCTGGGGCAGCTCGGGGGCGGCGCAGCTTGTCGGCCTGCAGCCATGCGTGCACGGCTGCGCTGGCGTTGTCGCCAGCCTCGGCGATCAGGTCGGCAATGTCCCAGCCGTCTGGCCGATCGCCGGGGCGCGGGATGGCCACGATCGACACGTCGCAGTCGCCCACGAGCAGGATCTGCGCGGCCTTCTCCATCGCCTTCACGCCTGGCTGCTTGTCCTCGGGCAGCAGGGCCGTGCCGGCCTTGTCACGCTTCGCGTCGCAGTCGGGCCAGAGGATCACGCGCCGGCCAGCCAGCGGCCCGAAGTCGGCCTTGTGCACCGCATTGCCGCCACCCGACCAGCAGGTTACCCAGTGCGACGCACCGAGCACCGATGCCGCGGCGTCGACGCACTTCTCGCCCTCGACCACCAGCACCGGGCGATCGTCGGCCTGCAAATCGAGGTGGTACAGCGGGCGCGGCTGATCCCACTGCCGCCACTTCCACGCCTTGCCCTTCGTAGGGTGCTGCGACCACACGCAGGGCAGGATCTCTTTTCCGCCGTCGCTGGTGACGAACCGGTGCACGTAGCCGGTGATGCCACCAGCGGCGGTGCGGTAGCACCAGGAGAGCACCGGCCGGCCGCGCACGACATGCGCCACCGGTGCAGGCGGGCCATCCTCGGGCCACTCGCCGGCATCGCTCCAGCGATCGTCATCGGGCGCGGGCTCGGCCTTCGGCTCAGGCGCGCGGCGCGCACGCTCGGGCTGCTGGGCATCGCTCGCAGCCATGCCCAGCTGCTCGGCCAGCTCGCGGGCCGCCGGGCCGTTTCGCAGCTGGTACACCGCACCGTACAGCGAGATCAGGTCGCCGCCGGCCTCGTCGGTCGCGAAATCGGCCCAGGCGCCGGTGTTGAGGTTGACCGAGCAGCTGCTGCCCGCATCCCCGGCCAGCGATCCGCACTGCCATTCATGACCGACCCGCTTCCCGCCGGGCAACCACCGCTCGACGAGGGTGTCGGCCTGCTGGAGCGCGGCGGCAGCTATCCGGCCGAAGTCGATCGGCGGCTTGTTCGTGGGTGCCATGAAGGGTCAGGCTCGTCGGCGGTGAGCAGCAGGGGCGACCGGCGTAGGGCGCGTATCCCAGACACAGTCGGAAAGGCGGATGCCGGCAGGCTGGTCGGGGTTTCCCATCGTCCATTCAGGCGTACGGATGCCGAGCACGCGCACCTGGTCGCCGAAGGCGTCGCGCACGGCGTCGACGAATGCCGCCACATCGGGCAGCTCGGCACGCAGTTCGTCGCGAGTCTTCCGCACGGCCAGGGTCACTTCGTGGCTTTCCGCCGCTGGCGATACCGCTTCATCGCGGTGCGGATCTGCTGGCGGCGCATCGGGTCGTTGGCCCGCATCTGATCGTAGTCGCGGAAGTAATCGGTGCGATCGCCGGCCACGCTGCGGATCGGCTCGCTGGAAAAGGACACCACCCGCACGGACAGGTCACGCAGCAGCATCGGCACCTCCTTCGCTTTTCACTCCCCCATTGGGCTGCTTGAGCGCACGCGCCTCGCGTGGCGAGATCCACCGGCACAAGTGCGGCTTCAGGCTCACGTCCGCATGCGCGCGGCGTCTCGGCGACTCATGGATATACGCCAGCGCCAAACCCTGTTCGGACACAAACAACACTCGGGCCAGGCGGCCGCTGGGCGTCATGCAAAAGTCGTCCTGTTTCCATCCCCCGGCAGGCTGGCGCGCCCATTCAACTCGCCGCTGCCAGTCGTTCGCCGGTCGCGGGCGTTTCTGCAGGGTGCCGGGCGGCGGCGCACCGGCGATCACGACCCGACCCCCACCTGCTTGAGCAGCGCGATCAAGCCCGGCAGCTGCTTCGCCAGCTCGGCCTGGGCGCGACGCTGGCGCGCTTCATCGTCGATGGCAAACTTCTCGATCAGCCAGTAGATCGGAGACAGGTCGCCGGTAGCGTCGATCAAGCGCACAAGGTCGTCGACCGACAACCGGCGCGGATCGCCGTCCGCCGGTGCGAGCTTGCGCCCGAGATCCGAGCTGCTCATGTCCATGTCGGCGGCCAGCGCCTTCATCGGACGATCGCAGCGCACCGCCGATTCGTGGCAGCAGGCCAGCAGGGTAGGATGACGCTCAGTCAGCCCGGGTGCGAATTCCAGAGGCATCTGCACGTACCGGGATGATTGATCCCGCTTAATCCCGGTACCAGCGCGCGATGATGCGGACATGTTTTCCCCTTACCTCGGAGGTTCAGATGACGCAGTGGATACTGATCGTGGTGATGAGCAGCTTTTCGATGACCGCCGGCATGCACACCACCCGCATGCCAGCCGCGCTCACCGCGACATTCGCAGACCGAGCAGCCTGCGAAGAAGCCGGCAAGGCCAGCGTTCGCGTCGCCGAACAGGCGCGACTGGAACGGTCCAGCGTGGCCTTCGCGTGCATGCCGGCCTCGAACGAACCCAGCAAGTAACCCATCAGGTCGCCTCGGTTTCCGTGTACGCCCACAAATCAGGGCGCAACACGGTCCGGGGCACCCCCGTCGCTAGTTCGATTTGGACTGCACGCTCAGCCGAAAACTTGCGGATCCCACGCTCTACGTGGTCCAACATCGCGCGCTTGACACCTAGTAGCGCAGCGAATTCCGCGCGGCTTTGATTGCGCGCCTCACGATAAGTGGTGATTGGATGAATGCTCATGACTACGCAGTGTATTCATTTGATCCTCCGGAGTCAATACGTAACGTATGCCACTCGTTCGGCGTGACCCGTTACAGTTTCAACATGCCTACTATTCCCTCCTGGGCTCGACGCCTAAGGCAACACATGGCCGAACACGACATTTCGGCGCGCTCGTTGAGCGCCAAGTTGATGCTTAGCAGCGCCACCGTTGGGCATTGGCTAAACGGAACCAGAGAGCCAGCGGTAAGCGATTTCTTGCGGATGTGCGAGGGCGCAGGTGCTGATCCTGCGTTTGTGCTCGTCGGGCGCTGGCATGTGCCGCCAGAGGCACGGGCAGCAGCGCGCACGCTGGCGGCGTCACTCGACTCAGACCCGACCGAGAACGAAAACTATTCGGCCGTGTCGCGATCCTTGAAGAAAAAGCCCATTCGGTAACAGACTCGCCCCTTCCTTCGGCCGTTTGAATACGAAACGTATTGACATGTAGCGCATACGTTCCGTATTCTCTTCTCCGCGCGCCATCCCGGCGCTACGGAGGAAGCGATGGAAGACCCCGCCGCACCGTCTGAATGCCAGGCATGCTCGACGGCTGACCTGACGCACCAGGTAGACACCCACCCGCACGACACCGCCGCCGCGATGCTCGCGTTGCTGGCCGAGGAAAACCTGCCCATCCTGATGCGCAGGCAAGCCTCATGAGCGCCCGCATCTACGCGCACCCGCAGCTGACCAACCGCGACCTGCACCAGCTGCACGCCACGCATGGGCTGCAGCCGCGGCCGATCCAGGGGCGCACGCCCCGCCGGCGGTGGTACCTGCTCATCGAGCTGGTGCGCGAGAAAGGTACGCCGACGCGGAGGGCGAGCTGATGAACCTTCGCCAGCGATACCACCTGCAGCGCGGCCTGCGCGCGAACCTCGACGCGCCCGTGCATACGTCTGAACTGCGCGACCCGTTGACGTGGGCAGCTGCGATCGCCGTGTGCGCGGCGTTCCTCCTGCTGATCGCCGCGATCGACTACCGAGACCAGCTTGAGGAGGCCCGAGAATGCGCCGCGGCGACACGCTGAAGCTCGACCTGCGCGAGCCCGAGTTCACCGAGCAGCAGCTGCGCGAAGCACATGCGCACCTGCGCATCAAACGCCCCTTCGAGGACTGCATCCAGACGCTCTGGATGCCAGCCCTGCTGCGCTGCTGCGCGCGGGACATGGCGCGGCGCGCGGCGCGGAGGCATTGATGAGCCTGATGGACCTTTTCGCCCCGCCGAAGGTGCGCATACCGGCGCGCGCTCGGCGCGTGACGCTGGTCGACGTCGAGACCAGTGAAGAAGCGATGTATCGCCAGCAGGTCGAAGCGCTGGAGAAGGCACGCGCGGCAATCAAGGCGCGCCGCGGCCCGAAGCCACCGACCGACCGAACCGCTGCCGAGAAGCTTCGGCGCGAGAAGAAAGCCAAGTACCAACGAGACTGGCACGCGCGGAATCAAGACAAGGCGCGCGCAGCCGCGCGTGAGCGGATGCGCCGGCAGCGGGAGGCCGACCCGGAGAAGTACCGGCAGCGCAATGCCGAGGGATACCTGCTCCACGCCGAAGCCCGCAAGGCCGCGATGCGCGCCCGGTATGCGGCCATGACACCCGAGCAGCGGCGGCTGCGCAACCGCCGCGTCAACCGGCAGCGCAGTGCTGCCCAGACCAACGATGGAGCACGCGAATGAACGCCCCCGAACCCCTGCAGCAGAGCCTGGTGGACTATTTTCCGATCGACGCGCTGCACCCCAGCCCCACGAACCCACGCGATGCGATCGGCGACGTGAGCGAGCTGGCCACGTCCATCGCCCGAATGGGCGTGCTGCAGCCGATCCTGATCCGCCCGGCGCGCACGGCGGGCGAGTACGAAGTGATCAGCGGCCACCGCCGCCTGGTGGCCGCAGCCGAGGCTGGCCTCGAGCAGGTGCCCTGCCGCCTGTGCGAGGTCAACGACGAACAGGTCGCCGAGATCCAGATTGTCGAGAACCTGCAGCGGAAGGACCTCTCGCCCATGGAGGAGGCGCGCGGGTATGAGCGCCTGCAGAGCGAGTTTGGCCACTCGGCCGAGCAGATTGCCGGCCGCGTGGGCAAGTCGCGAGCCTACGTGTACGCGAAGCTCAAGCTGCTGGCGCTGCACCAGGCCGGCCGCGATGCGCTGGCCGCAGGGCATATCACCGAGTCGATCGCGCTGCTTGTGGCGCGGATTCCCGGCGAGGACCTGCAGGCGAAGGCGGTCGACAGATTGACCGAGCAGACGTACCAGCGCGACGCCGACAGCGAGTCGATGTCGTTTCGGGACGCGCAGCGTGTGCTGCGGCAATCATTCACGACGGACCTGCGGAAAGCCATCTGGAAGCTCGACGACGAGCGCCTGGTCGCCGATGTCGGCTCGTGCGAGGCGTGCCCCACGCGATCGGGAAACAACCGCGAGCTGTACGCCGATGTCGAGGATGAGCGCATGTGCATGAACCCGACCTGCTACAGCGTCAAGCGCGAGGCGCAGCTGGCCCGGCTACTGGAGCAGGCCGAGAAGAAGGGCAAGGTGGTCGCCGAGACGGTTGCGCAACGCAACCTCGGCTACAGCGGTCTGGTCTACAACAGCGACTTCGTGGAGCTGAGCGCGAAAGCCCCTGGTGGCGATCGGACCTGGGCGCAGCTGGCCAAGTCGGCCGGCATCGAGGTCGAGCGCGAGGTCATCGTCGACAAGGTCAACGGGAAGAACCTGATCGTGGCGCGCGGCGAGCAGCTCAAGGAGGCGCTGCGGGCCGCAGGCGTGCCGGCGGTGGATCCGCTCGACCGGGACGATGACGAAGCCGATACGCCCTTCGACACCCAGTTCGACGCATACGAGCGCGCGAATCGCTCGATCGCGGCTGCATGGATCGACAAGCTCATCGACAGCCCGGCCGTGTGGGCTGCAGTCGCCGAGAAAATGCTGGTAGTCCATGCCCGCGAGCAGATGGTGATCGCACACATGGCCTGCCTGCCCGAAGTCGTGGAGTACGCGACCGGCTGGCAGACCGGCGCCCGGGAGATGGTCGAGGCCGTACAGGACCCGAGGATGCTCCGGCGGCTGATCGCAGCGGCGGCGCTGATCGACAAGGCGACCGGCGAGCATGACCAGGAGGACAGCGACGACGACGCCCAGCAGTACGTGTTTCGGTCGCCGGATTTCGACGTCGCGTGCGCTCAGGCAGGCATTGACGCGCCTGGGATGCGCGCGCGGATCCTCGCTGCTCCAGCAGCCGAACCGGTCCCCGACCCCTCTGAGGCTGCGCAGGCGGCGGATCAGATCGCGGAGCCGGCTGCGCCGGCGAAGCCGAAAAGGGCGCGGAAGGCGAAAGCGCCGAAGGTCGTCCCGGAAGAAACCCAGGAACAAGCCGGTGACGACGTTGAAGACCCACGGATTGCCAAAGGCAAGCAACTCATTGCCGAACACAAAGCGAAACAGGCCGGCTCCGCCGGCGTGGACGAGGGCGCCGAGGTGACGCATGGCCGATGAAGCGGATCAGGCGCAGTTCATAGAGGCGCGAGATCTCGCGCTCGCGCTCCTGCAGCGGCACACGACCCTTACGGCGACCGGCCGCTGCTACAGCTGCGACGAGGACGTGCCCGAGGGGCGGAAGTTCTGCGACAGGGACTGCTTGGACGACTTCGAGCGCCTGGAGGCAGCTCGGAAACGGGGAGGTCGCGATGTGGACTGACTGGCTGCTGTACGGCAGCGTGGCTCTACTGGCGGTGGGATGCCTGCTGCACCTGATGGCCGCGATGTCGGAAGACCTCGAGGCGCTGGAACGGATGGCGCAGGCGCCGTATGACCAGGACGAAGATGATGAGGTGCGGCGATGACCCACAGCACGCAACACTCCGACGACATCGGTCTCGGAGCCATTTTCGAAGCTACTCATGAGACGTTGACCACCCTGCTTCAACTGCCCGCCGGCTCGCACGTTGACGCGGCATGGACGCCGTTTGATCGGCCCGGAGTGCTGCTGCTTCGCGTGCGCGGCGCTGGCTGGCCGCAGAAAGCCGGGTGGCAGCTTCCGCTGGTTCGGGCGGAGATCGTGCGCAACGATGTTGGCCTGGTATCGGTCACGTGGGGCGTGCCGGAGCGGACATCATGACCCTGCGCGCGTGGATTATCGAGCTGCGCGGCCGGGTGCACGAGGCGCTCGCTCCCGACTTGGCGCAACTTCGTTACGAGCTGGCCCAGCAGCGAACCCGGATGAATTTGATGCAGATCCAGCTGGCCGATCAGAACGTGCGCATTTCGCACCTCTCTCACCTCATGCGCGAAAGTGATGCGCGGCTTAGAGGCCTCGACCTGGCGACGGAACGGGCCAACGCCGCAGAGACAAAACTGGACGCACTGGCCCGCGCCCACCTCACGCGGACAGCGTCGAGTGCGAGAGAGATCCCGTGAGCCGCCTATCGTGGCACTTGGAGACCTTCGCCTGGTGGTGCCTTTTTACCGGGCTGCTCATCGTCTGGTGCATTGCGCAGACCGTCTGGCTCGGCGCGGTGACCTGCCGGCGCCTCGGCCCGTGGGCCGATCGCGCCGCGACGATTCTGATCGCTGCCTGCCTGGTCTCGTTTCTCGCGATCACGGTCGCGTCATGCTGACGCTCACCCCCGACGAGCTGCTCGAGGTGACCGGCCGAGTGCGCTCGACCGCACAGGCCCGCACGCTCGCCGCACTTGGCATACCCTACCGCCTGCGCCCGGACGGCACCGTCCTGGTCTTTCGAGCTGATCTCCATGCGACCCCGAACCCGAGACCGACATCTCCCGCCCTGCGTCTACCTGCGGCACGGCGCGTTCTGGCTGGTCAAGCGCGGTAAGTGGACGCGCCTCGGCTCCGACATGGCCACGATGCTGGCCGAGTACGCCCGCCGGATAGCGCCACCGGCAACCGGCAGCATGCCGGGCCTGATCACTGAGGCGATCGCTGCCCTGCCCGATCTGGCGGTGAGCACCCGGAAGCAGTACGCCCTTGCCGGCCGCATGCTGGCCGAAACGTTCGCTGAGTTCTCGCCTGAGCAGGTCGAGCAGCGGCATATCGCGCAGTTCCGCCAGGCGCTGGCCGAGACGCCCAACATGGCAAACCGGTGCCTGTCGGTGCTGCGCCAGGTGTTCACGTACGCGGTCGAGCGCCAGCTGGTGGCGTCGAACCCGGCGATCGGCATCAAGCCGTACCGTGAGGCCAAGCGCGGGCGCCTGCTTACGCTGGCCGAGTTCGAGGCAATCAGGGCGCAGGCCGGACCGCGCCTGCAGTGCCTGCTCGACCTGCTGGCCTTGACCGGGCAGCGGGTCGGTGACGTGCTCGCGTTGCGCAGGGACGCGCTTCGGGAGGATGGGATTTACTTCCGGCAGCAGAAGACCGGCGCGCAGCTGGTGGTGCGCTGGACGCCGGAGCTGCGGGCGGCTGTCGAGCGCGCGAAGACACTGCACGGCAACGTGCGGGCTTTCACGCTGCTGCACGGACGCACCGGGAAGGCGCCGGACTACCGCACCGTGCGGGACCAGTTCGCGCTGGCCTGCACACGCGCCAAAGTCGAGGACGCGAGGCTGCACGACCTGCGGGCGATGTCCGCGACGATGGCCGATGCGCAGGGCCTGAACCCGCAGGACCTGCTTGGGCACACGAGCCAGGCGCAGACGACCCGCTACCTACGCGACCGCACCGTGCCTGTCGTTGACGGGCCGAGTATTGGACAGACTTTAGACGTTGGACAAAAGCGAGCGCAAAATCAGTAGGTTAGGCCACACGCCGATGATGCAGCACTACGTACAGCAACTGTCCGTAACGCACTGACGCGCAAGGGCAATGCAATCACCTGTGTCCAATACTTCCGGCCTCATGCGCACCGCTGGAAGCCGCAGCCAGCCGTTGCGGCGAGTTGAGTATTAGACAGCTACCGGCACCCCTCCGCGGCTGCTCGAAGCTCTCCCGAGTACCCTAGCAACTGCAGCCGCTCCCGGGCAATCGTGAGCACCAGCCGGTAGTCCGACATCGCCCGGAGCTCCAGGTCGGTCGAGATCTGCGGGGCAGCCGGGAGCTCGACGACGCACGGCGCAGGGACGGGCACCCGCACGACCTGCGTCGTCGTGCCGCAGCCAGCCAGCAACAGCACTGCCAGCAGGCTACTGGAGCGCATCGCGCACCCGCTCGACCGCATCGCTGCACGTCAACACCCCGCCGGCTTGCTCAGCCGTCGCCAGCGCCTCGATCTGGGGCTGGCGCGTAGCTGAAGCTGCACGAGCCGCCTCGATCGCCCTGCGCGCGTTCTGAGCTGCCTGCGCGGCCGCCCGCTCCATGTCTGCCACGCCTGCCGAGCAGGCCAGCGCCGCGGCCTGCACTTGGTCTCGCTCGGCCACCGCCGCGACCAACTGGGCGCGCGCGTGAGCGAGCTGCAGGCGGCTGATGCCGAGCCCGGCCAGCAGGGCGAGCACCAGCGCCAGCATCATCGCCCGCGCCGGGGTGGCCGCCAGCCAGGCCGCGATCATCCTCCGAACCTCCGCGTTCCGTTCGCGTCGATCTCCAGCACAGCGCGGCGGTTGCGCGGCCCGAACGAGATGTGCACCCACTTCGCGCCCGACATAGTCGACTCGCTGATCACCTGGTCGAATGCGATCGACGAGCGCGCTATCGTTGCGACGATCTGCGCCGGCGTGCCGAACTGCGGCGCCCGGAAGTCTGCCGCTTCGCCCAGCACGTGCTGGCTGGTGTCCCGGCTGCCGATCATGCGGTTGAGGCGCAACGATCGGTAGCCGCTGGTTACGATCACTGGCACCGCGTGGCCGACAATGTTCGACAGCAGCGCGCGAACCTCCTCGAGGCCCGCTGCGGTTGCGCGCAGTGCAGGCATCACTTCTGGCGGCGGAACGTTCTCGATGCCACGGGCGATCGCCGTGGCGGAGTCGGTGAACTCGCGCAAAGTGAAATTCGGCGACAGGTTCATGCGGTGATTCCCCGGCGGTTGAGCAGCTCGATCATCAGGTAGATCGCCAGCGCGACCAGCTTCGGCGTGTCGCCCGGTTGATCAGGGAAAAACGGGGCCAGGGCGATCCACGCGCCCATCGTCCCGAGCGCGACGTGCAGGCAGCGCATGCAGTGCGGCGTCGCCTGCGTCATGTCGTTAATCACCACCAGGGCGCGCCAGCCTACAGCGAGACCGACCACGATCTGCACGACGTCCGTCATCACTCACGCCCCCCGATGCGCCGGTCGGCGATCTCCGGCAAGCGTTGAAATGCCCAGCTTATTGCCAGCTCGGCGAACAGGCCGAGGAAGAACGCCAGGCCCAGATGCAGCGACGCAGGCAGCCCGAGATAGTGCCCCGCCAGCGGCGTGCCGGCCGAAGCAGCCAGCGTGCCGATTACCACCGACACCAGCAGGCGCGGCAGCGGAAGATGCGGCAGGAACGACCGGGCGCACATCGCGCCCGAGAGCCCGAGAAGCAGCACGGGCAGCGGCACGCCGAGCCAGGCGAGCGAGACGCCGGAGAGCCACATGCCAGACAGGCCGGAGGTAGCCGCGACTGCTGCAGCCGTCTCGTTGAAGGTCTGGCCCGCGCTCATGCTTGATCAGCCGTGACTCGGACGATGTTGGTGGCGTCGCTGTAGATGATCGCGTGTCGAGCAGCCGCCACAATGACCCCTGCACCGGTCGCGCCGATAAACTGCAGGCCGAAGCCGCCCGTGGTGGCGTTGTTGACGATCCATTCTTGCTCGGCGAGCGGCAGCACGATGTTTCGCTGCGCCGTCAACGTGCCGGTGAATCGCAGGATGCGGTTTCGCGCCTGCGCTGCGGTCAGCGTCGTGTTGGCGTCGCCCATCGCCAGCTGCAGCCGGCCGGTATGTGTGGGCGGCAGTCGCACGTCCAGATAGTTGGTCACCACGCTGCCGGCGGTCGTGATCTGGTAGAGCGGGATGCGGCCCGCGGTGAATGCGCTCGTGTTCACGCTCACGACACCCGCGCGCGTCGCCTCGACGTAGTTCGTCGCCGCGTTCGTCAGCGTGACGGTGCCGTTCGCGATCCGGGTCAGCACACCGTCGAGCAAGATCATGCCGCCGAGGAAGCCCCAGGTCAGGCCGGTCGTGGTGATGAAGTTTCGGCCGTACAGCAGGCCCTGACTGGTCGCATCGAGCAGCGCGTTGAACGTCGCCTCCTTGCTCGCCTGCGACTGGGACATCTGTGGAAGGTTCGTTGCCAGGTCTGCCATGTGTACCTCTATGTCAGGGTCGCGGCGCGCGGAAAGCCTCGACCGACCGCACTGGAAATTTGATAGATCACGATCGAGATCGACGCTTGATTGCTGCCGAAATCGGTGGCCTGTTGCGCGGCCGTGTATTCGATGCTCGGCGTCGTCACTTGGAACGTCCGCACGACAGCGGCACCGTTGAGTACATCGACCTCGTATGCTTCCGTGGTCTCGCCCACCGGCACATCGACGCCCGAGCGCCAGCCGCCATCGATCCGGCTGCGGCGATCCCACGAGACGCGGTAGTTGTCGTTGGGCTGCCGCCCACCACGGACGTTGACGCCGGACAGCGGCCGCAGCCCCACGGCAGTCGAGGCGATCACGTCGCTGGGGGATGAGTCGAATCTGCGACCGATCGACACAGCCCGGTAGAAGTAGCCGACGCCGATGTCGGATTGCTCGAGCGGCGGTCGAACCGTGCCGGCCGGCGACAGGCGAACAAACCGCTCACCCGCGGCATGCGTGCCGATGTGCTGCTCGGTGCCGAACCGGCCGCGCAGCAGCCCCGAGAGCGTGTAGGTGTTCGCAGCGGTCAGGGTCGCCACGCGCGCGAATACGATCTCGTTGCCGACTAGGCACGTCAGCGCGCCGTTGAGGAACTGCGAGAACGTCACGGTGTCGAGCGTGCCCGAGGTCAGGACGACGGTGATGCTGCTGCCCTCGTCGTTGATGTTGCCGCCGAGGAAGGTGCCCAGCGTCGTCGAGCATTGCCCGACAGCCGCGGGCTGGAACGCCTGGCCGATCTGCTCAAACTCGGCGTCATCCGGCGACACGAACAGCTCCGCGCCGCGCCAGGTGTCGTTGTCGGTCTCAGCCGTCAGCACGAGATACAGGCTCGCGTCGTCGTCCTGGTCGCGCACGATCGGGATATCGAACGCGGTGATCTCGGTGAGCGACGGCAGGATGATCTGCGTCTGGGACGCCTGCTGCGTGCCCCCGGTCGCGTCCGATGCGTAGACCAGCGCGTCGTCTCCGATCGCCTCCCAGTTGATCTGCGGCCCCGACTCCTCTTTGCGCACGACCCGAGCGCGCGCGGTGCCGAACTCCAGCGGCAGCGTCAGCACGTCGCCGGGCTCGTACTTCGCGTACTTGACCGTGGTCGAGAACGTGTAGGTCGTGCGCGCGATGTAGGCGTTGTACATCGACACGTCCGCGACCTTCGCGGCCTGATCCGGCGAGATGGCGATCGGGAGCTCGATAACGTCCTCCTGCCGCGAGCTGCCGACGATGCGCCGGGACGCCTCCACCGCTGGCAGGTAGTCCCCGCCCGCGTTGGCGTACTGCACCGTTACCCGACTCGGCAGCTCGACCTCTTGCGCGCGCTGGATCGTGATCGATGCCGGAGACTCTGCACCGAACGAATGCGCGCCCAGATCCGCTTGGGGAATCGTCACCGCCACAGCCCCGCCGCGCTTGACCAGCTTGAGCTCGGCGCCCGACTCGATGACGTCGAAGAAGAAGGCGCGCTGCAGCGGTGCCACGTTGTCGCGAGCCGAAGCCACGCGCGAGACCAGATAGCCGGTTACCGAGTCGGTTACGCCTGCGGTGTCGTACTCGCCGCTGGTCAGGCCCGAGCGTGCGAACTGGTCGGCCACGATGCTGGCGACGGGGATGGTGTTTGCGGTCAGGACCGAGTAGTTGGCCCAGCGCCGCAGAAACAACTCGTTGAAAACGCGGGGAAGGTTCACAAAGTACGGGAACGCGTATGCGGTTTGCGCGCTGTACACCGACGTTATTCTCGTGGTTTCTGTCCAGTTGATGCCGTCAAACGAGAAGTACGACCTGTTGACGCCCGAGCCGTCACCGACGGTGCCGGTCGCCATAAAGCGGTCGACGCCGAAGGTGATGCTGCCCCATCTCGACGAAACAGGCATTACTGCTGCGGTAAATGTCTGGCCGTTGTCGAGCGAGTAGACGTAGCTTGAAGTTGCCGACAGGGTTTCGACAATAAGCGCCACCAGCACGCCGTTGCCGTATGCGGCTTTTTTCTGGCCCGTTGTCGTGTTGACTTCGGTCCAGGTAAGGCCGTCGACCGACAGACCCACTTGGGTGCCGGTCGTGAAAACGGCAAACCGATCGCCAGCGAACACAACGTCGGATCGTGTCCGCGACGGAACCGATTGACTCGTCCACGTCAGACCGTTGTCGGCCGAGCGCGCAACATTACTGGTCCCCGCGCCTGAGCCTGCCATGACGTATACGCCGTTGCCAAATGCTCCGAATTTGTTACTTTGCGCGCTGCCGGTTATTGATTGACTCGTCCACGTCAAGCCGCCGTTGGTTGATCGCAGAACCGTATTTGAGACGGCACCCGTTGGCGTGATCCAGACGCCGTTATTGTAGAAGGGACGCCCGTTCGCGCCGCCGGTTCTCACCAAGGTCCACGTCAGCCCACGATCGTCGCTGTACAAAATGCGGCTGTCGGACCCGCCGCTGGTGCCCGCGCACACGATCAACCGGCTGCCGTCGCTGCCAAAGCCCAACACACCAAGAAACGGGCCAAACGACGCGATTGATGAGACTTCCCACACGCTCGCGCTGATGCTGCCCGCCGTCACGACCTCGAACTCGAGGTTCGGCAGCGCGTTGCCGTAGTCGGCCAGCGGCAGATTCTCAAACACGATATAGGCCAGCCCGCGGTGCGCGGGCACGTTGCCCACGCCCTTGTCCGCCTCGATGACCGAGGACGGCGTCTGCGTCTCTGTCCCGGTGTAGACGGTGAACAGACCGGCCCGCTGTTCGCTCTCGATCAGCGTTGCCGGATCGGCGTTGTCGCCCGCGTTGTAATACAGCTTGCCGTTGGCCCAGATGCGCTTGACGCCGATGATCGGGCCTTCGCAGATCGCGACCGCGAAGTTCGAGAAGTAGGTGTAGCTCGTCGTGGTCTGCCCGCCGCCGCCCTTGCCCCGGTTACGGGTTTGGCTCACGACCTCGCGGATGCCTGCGGTCCAGATCAGATTGCCGGCCAGCCGGTAGCTGCCGTACACGATCGGTATCCGCTCGCCCCATGTCGAAGCTTGCACGCGGCGGTCGTTGAGGCGCGGGCCGGATACGTTGGTTTTCGGCTGATCGAGCCGGGAGCCGACAGCCGTGCCGACTGCGTAGCCGATGCGCGCGCCCCACGGGCCGCCGATCGCGCCGCCGACGACGAAGCCGACCGCGCCGAGTACAAGCGATGCCATCTACTCGACCCCCGGATAGCGATAGGCCTGCACGGTGCGCCGCTGCCAGATCGCATCGAAGCCGGTTTCGACCACGCGGCCGACCGGCGCGTAGGCGTGGATGAGCGACAGACCGCCGCCGGGATAGTCCCCGACGATGCCCAGGTGCTGCGGGTGCGGGCCGAACGAGAACAGGACGACGTCCCCCAGCGTGTAGCCATCGATGCGGGTCATCTGCTCATCGCACGAGCGCATGATGCCCACGCCGTCCGGGATCGGCGAGTAGCCGGTTTCCTCGCGCATGGGTAGCCCGACCTCTTGCGCTACCCGGATCACCAGGCCGGCGCAATCGACGCCCACGCCCCGCACCCGGCCCTGGTGATGGAAGGGTGTCCCGATCCAGTTGCGCGCCTCTGCGATGATCCTGGCGCGAATCATGAGCCGCCCGCCCGCACCATCTCATCGACGCCGGGGACGTAAGGCTCGCCCCGGAAGTTGATCGCGTTCGTCCAGCGCCCGACGCAGTCCTCGACGAACCGCTTTCCACAGCCCGGCGAGATGGTGAACGTGTTGCCGACTTGGATCACGAACGGTGCAGGCAGCTCAAGCGACACGACGCCGCCGCTCGCGAATGTCGAGATTTCGAACGCCCGGCCGCTGTTGTCGCCGCTGGTAAAGGTGACAAGCCCGAGGCGAAAGTAGTTCTCGGCCTGCGTCAGTGCGGTCGCCGTGAACTGGCGATCGGTCTGCACGCTTGTGACGGTGGCCGAAACGGTCAACGGGCCGAGTGCGACCCCACACCGGGCGTCGCCGAACTTGGCGCGGCAGGTCGCCGAGTAGATCTGCCCGACCTGTTGCTGCACCTGTTGCGCCAGGCCGCGCAGCTCGGCGGTGAATTGCCCGCGCTGCACGCGCACCTCTCCGATCGTGCCGACCTGCTGCACCAGCGACCCTTGCGACAGGTCTGCCCAGTTAACCATCTGGATCGTGATGCGCGCGAAGTCCCACCGCCCCGATTGCAGGTCCGTCTCGGTGATCGACGGCGACGCCAGCACGCCGTCCAGCTCGAGGTTGTCGGCCGCGAGATCCGCGTTGCTTGCGATTGCGGTCGGCGAGAACCCCGCCGAAGCCTCATAGGTGAGACCGTCCAGCACGATATCGCGATCGTGCGAGGTGAAGCCGAGGATCGAGCCGTCGGTCAGCTCTGCGCGCCACAAGGTCGCAAGGCTGGTCTGCTGCTGCGCGAGATGCGCGTCCAGCGCGGGGCTAATTGTCTTCATTGCGCACCTCTACGAGCGGGACACTCGACCACGAGTAGAGGTTAGGCGCGATGATCTGACCGACCAGCTGGTCAGTGTCGAACCGCATCGGGACATCGAACTGGCCCGACCAGGCAAGCGTGTCGGTGGACTGCGCGAACTTTCGGCCGGTTGCGCTGCCCCCAGCGTTTGCGATCGTCCTGCCGGCGGTGTTGGTGGCCAACACGAACGCCGAGCCGACCACGCTGTTGATGAGATGCGAGCGGCTGTTCAGCAGATTCGCATCGACGCCGGTGAAGTTGTCGAGGTAGAGCCGCTGCCCTGCGACGAGCGTGCCCGGATTGCTCGCGAGCGTCACGCTGGTCGTCGCCCCAAGGGTGAACGCCGTCACCAGGGCCGACGCGTCCGGCACGAAGGTCACGATGCCGGTCGCGAGGTTGACCGCGATATTGCCTGCGCTCACACCGAACGCGACCGGCGAGCCGTTGCGGGTCACTTCCACCTGTCCGGACACCGGCCGCGTGATGGGCCGGTCGTAGTTCTGGCCTGCAGTCACGTACCGCTTGACGAGCTGGTAAGTGGGGCCGCCATCGCCCGCCCCGGTACCCAGGCGGCCCGCGGCGGCCGGCACGCGAAAGTCGGTCCAGTCCTTGACCCTAAACGCATTCGCGCGACCGGCAGCCAGGTAGAAAAACGCTTGAACCGCTTCGAAGTCTTCTGGCGTCTTCACATTCTGCGCTACGTCGGCCGAGATCCGGGCGTGCTGCCAGACGCGGTTTCGCGACTCGTGGCCGCTATTGACAACAACCAGATCGGTCTGGAACAGCGGGCCGAACTGCGCACCATAAGCTATGCGGTCGGGAAATCGAGCGTCCAGAAAAGCCATGTCACATGTTCCTCTGGCCGGATGCGATCGCCATCGCCATCTTGGCCGCGATCTGCCCGGACGACGATCGGAAGCTGTTCGCGTCCGGCGTGCTGATGTTAAAGACGATGCTCGGCCCGCCGCCCATGCCTGCTCGGTTCTCAGCGGCCGGGATGATGCGCTCGCCCTTGTGAATCATCGCCAGGCCAGTACGCGGCACATAGTCGGTGCCCACGGCAAAGCTGGGGATGAGACCAGCCAGGAAGCTGCCGATGCCAGAATATGCGCCGCCACCGCCGCCGCCCATCATTCCGCCGAGCAGCCCCTGGATGCCGTCGAACAACGGCTCGGTGATCAGCTTGCGCGTGCCCAGCTTCAGCAAGTCCGACTCCAGCCCCTTGAGGATGTCGCGGAAGGATTTCGACCCGCCGATCGCCGCTTCGAACGCCGAGGTAAACGTGAGCCCGATATCGCGCGCGACGCGCTCGGATTCCTGCGCGACCTGGCCATTGTTCTTCAGAGCCTCGGCTAGCCGGTTCGTCTCGGCGATCGCCTCTCGATCGTTCAGCAGCCCGCGCTCCTGCAGCTCGGCCACGCGCTCGAGCGCGCGGATGTACTCGCGCGTGGGGTCCAGCCGGTCCTTGATCGCCTCGGCCTCGCGTTGCAGGCTGTCGGCGGCGCGCTCTCCCTCCTGCTCGGCGAGCTCGATGCGCAGCTGCTGCGCCATCGCGAGGTCGGCGTAGAAGTCGAGCAGCGCCTGCTGCTGGCGATCGGCGTCGGCGTTGAATGTCGATTCGTTCGCGTCCTGCAGGGCGGTACGCCGCGCTGCGGCCTGCGCCATCAGATCGTCGAAAGACAAGCCACCAGCGCCCCGGCTACCCGCACCCGCACCGGCAGCGCGAGGCGGCGCCAGGGCGCGCAGCAGGGCGGCCGGGTCTGGCGCACGGCCGGCGGGCAGGTCCGGGCCCATGCCGGGCCGACCGATCGTGCCCGAGGCCGTGTTGCCGGGGCTCTCGCGGTTCGCGTAGAACTGGAACTGCGCCGCCGCCCGACGGTCGAAGAACCCGCCCCCGCCGGTGAACAGGTTCTCCACCCCGCCGAAAGCGGAGATCACCAGCTTGTCGATCTCGCGCAGGGTCTGGATGAACGTGTCGCCGCGGCTGCGGGCAACTACCAGGTTATCGCTGATCGTGGCAAATGCTGGCACGAGCGCGTTGCCGATACTGACGGCCAGCACGTCCGTGGATTGCTTCAGCTTGGTCAGGTTGTCGTTGAACCGCTGCGCATCCGCCGACACCTGCGCCGAGATGAGAGTTCCAAACCGCTCAGCTGCAGCACGCGCCCGGTCGAGACCAGCGGCCCCTTCGTTCAGCAGCGGAATAAGCCGTTCGCCAGCCCGACCCAGAAGCTCGTTCGCCAGGGCGGCCTTCGTTGCGCCGTCCGGCAATTGCGCAAACGCATCGACCACGCCGCGCAGTGCGACTTCAGTGCCTTGCGTAACGTCAACGCCGAGCGCCCGGAAGATCTGCGCGGCCTTGCTGCCGCTGTCCTGAGCATCGACCAGCGCAAGATTCAGCCGTCGGATGCCTGAAGCAAACTCCTCGGTCGCAACCCCATTGACCTCTGCCGACTGCTGGAAGGCGGACAGTGACTCGACGGCAATGCCCGTGCGTTGCGACAGGTCTCCGAGCTCGTCGGCCAACTGAATAGCCGACCGCACCATGGACGTGACGGACGCAACAAAGCCGCCGGCCGCAATACCGCCGAGGACAGTCGACAGCTGGCTGGCCGACTGCTGGAGCTTGCCCAGCCCGGACGTGGCCTGGCCGAAGACCGCGCTGAACTTGTCCTGCGCGGAAATGACGATCGATGCTTCGGTAGCCATGCTCAGCCTTTCGACAACGCGAAGCGGATCTGCCGCTCGAACTCAACGGCGAACCGCTCGCGGGCCAGGCGCTCCTGAGCGTTCAGGATGCGCGGCTGCACGAACAGCGCCGGGACACCCGGAGCGAACAGCTGGGCGATGGGCAGGTCAGGCACGTCGCCACGCTTCAGGCGGTTGCGCCGCCGCTGCACTTGGTCATACATCGCTGCGCGCCAGTCGGGCGTGCGCATGCGCACCGCGCCCGACCGCGTGATGAAGGCCCCCGGCACTTGAATTGACCGCGCCCCCATGCGGAAGGTCACGCCGGTTGCAGTCTGCCGCGGCCGGAATGCCGACAGCGGGATCCGCCGGCGGCCATTGGCCTGCAGCACCGCCCTGAGCGAATCGCGCCTGGCGTTGGTCTGGCGGATCGCCTTTCGCACCTGCCCGACCTTGATGGCGCCGCCCAGCTCGCGGCTGATCTCTCGTGCTGCGCTGGCCCGCACGGTCGTGGCCGTGCGATTGAGCGCCCGCGTGATCGCGGTGTTCGTGATCTGCGCGCGAATGCCGGCCAGCCGGACAGCGGCCAGCGACAGGTTATCGTTGACCGAGACCGTCAGCATCAGCCCGATTCCTGTGCGTCGCGAATGGCGACGGTAGCCTCGACGACTGCGCCGATGTCGTCGATCTCGTACAGGGCGGCGTACACCGGCAGCCGCTCCGGATGCCAGCCGCCCATGAAGTTCCAGCAGTGCAGTGCGCGCGCCTCGAGCTCGTCGGGAGTGCCAGGGGCCTCGACCAGGTCCCCGAACCCGCCCACCGCGAACCGGGCCGCCTCTCGGCGGGACCGGTTCCACTCGACGCGCGCCGCTAGTTTTTTCGAGCGGCCTCGATCTTCGCGTTGCGCTCGGCCACCCGCGAAACCAGCGCCTCGGTCAGCGCCCGGCCAATCTCTGGCTGGGCGTCGAGCAGCAGCGGCACCAGCACCGGCACGTAGTCGACCGTCTCGTACTCGACCGACTCATCGGGCAACAGGTCGCCGGTGGTCACGCCCCGCCAGCCGATGATGGCCCGCTCGATTACCGCACGCTGCATGAGCGCGAGCGCCACATGCTGCGTGCGCTCCTCGCCGCCGCCGGCGCGCAGGATCTCGACCTGCGTCTCGTGCTGGGTCGGGATACGCAAACGGAAGCTGCGCTCCCCGACCGCCTGCTCGAACTCGCGGGCCGCGGCCGCCCGCCGCTGAATGTCCGCGACGTCCATCAGGTCGCGTACGGCGTAGCGTCGACGCTGAAGGCCACGTCGATCGCGTGCGTGACCGGCGCATCGCGCGCAACGTTCGGCACCTCGGCGAGCGTCCAGTAGCCGTTGCAGACCGTGCGGTTGCCAGACGGCAGTACGACCCGAAAGCCGACCGGGATGCCGCCGGCCTGCGCGGCACGCACCGCCGTCCACCAGGACAGCGCCGGATCGAAGAACGCGGTCATCGCCACGACGTAGGGGTTGCGCGTGGTCGGGATCTGCTTCTGGACCAAATCGTCGATCGCGGTGCTGTCGGCGTACTGCTGATCGCCACCGCTGATCGCGATGGACTGCAGCTGCGACAGGTTCGTCCAGGCCGTGATGCGACGCACGGTACCGGTGCCACCCAGCGCCGGGTATGCGGTGGTGCTGGTGGTGTTGAGCCCCTCGAGCGTCACGTCGTTGGTCGCGACGGCCGACACGCGGAACAGACGGCCCTGAATCCGGCCCCAGCCCGAGGTGGTGACCTCGATGAAGTCGCCGACCACCACACCGTGCCCGGCGGCCAGGGTGGCCACCGCCGGGTTGGCATTGGTGATTGCGGTCATGTTGACCGCCGTGCCGTAGGTCGAGGCGATCGCTACGGTCGCCCCCGTGGAAATGCTGATTGCCATGTGACTCTCCTATGCGTGAGCGTCGGGGACGCCTGCGGTTGTGTAGAACATCGCCTGCACCGGCAGGATGAGCATCGCCACCAGGCGATCACCCTGCTCAGAACTCTCGGTCTCGATCGAGCCGCCCAGGTAGAACGGCACCTGCCGACCGGCCACCGTCAACGGCCCGGCCAGCGCGATCTCGATTTCCTGCACGATCTGGTAGACAGCCAGGCCGAGGTCGGCCGCCGCTGCGGTTTTCTCGACGCACGCGATCAACTCGAAGGTCGCGGTGCGCTCGTAGATCGACTGCCCGAGCACGGCCGGCGCGATCTCCTCGCGCGGGGTGAGCAGCACCAGCCCGGGCAGCTGGCCGCTGAACAGCAGCGCGTCGTCGCGCGTGTGCGCGGTGTACACCCGACCGCCGGTGGTGGCTAGGCCGGTAACTGCGGTGCGCAGCGCATCGCGCGCTGCGATCGTGAAGTGCGGCATTAGCTGCGCTCCAGCTGCAGCACCGTGACGCCGGTGCCATCGGCCTCGATGTCGCGCACGGTGTAGGCCACACCGCGCACCACCACAGCCGCCCCTCGGGCGACCGTGGATACGTCTGCACTTGGCACCCAGAGTGCCGGGTCGCTGGAGGCCACGATGCCGCCCGCGCGAGCGTAGGTACTGTCGAAGATCGCCCGCACGGACGCGCCAGCGATGGTCACCACCTCGGCAAAGTCATCCTCGGCGAAGAACTCCGAGGCGTCGTCCGTGTAGGGCATCGGTCAGCGCCTACTTGCCGGGCTGCTTCTCGGCCTTCTCGGCCGGCGCCGCCTCCGACTCCACCGGAGTGGTGTCTTTCACCGCCCGCTCGTACTTGCCGGCGTCGTCCTTTTTCACGTACGCGCCGCGGCCGGATGCCACCACGAGCCCTGCGGTGTTGTCGTCGAGGTCGGCGACGGTGCCGACGAACAGGGTCATCATCTGGCCCTCGATGTCGGAGGGGACCAGCACGTTGTCGTTGATCAGGATGCGTTTCATGTTCGGGTGTCCTCGTTGATGGGTGGGCACAACCTCCGGCGCTACTGGGAACGCAGCGCCGGAGTACTGCAGCACTACCGTGAGACCCGCCGGCCGGTTAGACCGTCAGCGCGTCGAGCATCGCCGCGAACGACTGCGCACGACGCACCGCGATGTCGAGCGTCTGGTACACGTGCATCCGCACGATCCGGTTCGCGGCCTGGGTAACTTCGTCCGGCAGGATCTCCGCCGTGCCCCACTCGCCGATCAGCAGATCGTTCCAGTTGCCGAAGAAGATCGCCGAGCAGACCGCGCCCGAGGAGCCCTTCACGAGCGTGTTGCTGACGTTGTTCGACACACCGGCCCGGTAGCCGTTGAGCGAGCCGTACAGCGCCGCATCGTCGCCGGCCATCGGGGGCATCCAGATCTCCTGCCCGTTGGTGCTCGCGAACTTCTGCGTGCGCTTCAGGCGACCGCGCACGCGGGTGTTCGTGAGGTAACCGACGGCGTTCACGGCCGCGTTGTTGTTGGCCACCGCCGACTCGAGGTCGACGATGTTGTCCCAGGTCGGCGCGAGACCGTTGGTGCCACCGGCCACCGAGCCGATACCCGCCGTGGCTGCGAGGCCCGTCGGCTGGTTCGATGCACCGGTGCCGTGCAGCGCGATCGCGTCGAGCTGGGTGGCCATCGACTCGATCAGGTCCATCCGCACCAGGCCCTCGACCGCCGGGGTGCCCTGCAGCAGCAGGTCGCGCGTCACGTCCTGGATGCCGTGGGCGGTCTTCGGCGACAGGGTCACCTGCGCGAAGGTCGCGTCCGACTCGGTGGATGCACCGGCCTGCGCCACCCAGTTGAGGGTGATGCTGGCGGTCTGCCGCGGGATCGCGACGTTGCCCACCAGGCCGCCCAGGACACGGGCGCCCATGCGGCGCACGAGCGAGGCGTTGCGCAGCAGCGTGATGAAGTCGGCCGCGAGCAGGTCGGTGGCGACCATCGCGCCACCGGCAGCGGTGCTCGACGAGGACAGATCCCGCTGGGCGCCGATCACGCGGTCACCGATCATCAGGCGGCCATCCACCGAGCGCACGCCGGGCACCTGCGAGGCAAGCACGTCGTAGGGCAGGAAGTTGCCCTTGCCGCGCGCATGCTGGCCGGCACGCTCCAGCGCCTCGCGCACGGCTTTCGCGCACTCGTGCTCGAACGGGGCGACGCTTGCGTCCTTGTCGATGAGGCTGCGGTAGTAGCGCGCGACGGAGAACTGGCGGACCTCGTTCGCCGACAGGTCGATCTGGGCGGCCGGGTTCTGCAGCGGCTTGTCGCTGCCGCGCTTGTGCAGCTCGTCAAGCATCAGGCCGCGGAACAGCTCGAGGCTGGTGCCCTTGTGGATGTGCTCCTCGGCGACCTGGCGCATGTTGTGCCGGGTGCCGAGCTCGAGGATGCCGGCCGCGCGCTCGCGTTCGGTTTTCTGGGCCGCTTCGCGGGCTGCGGTTTCGGCGACGACGATGTCGCCTGCGGTGATTTCGGGCATTGCTTTCTCCTTGAATTTCACGGGTTTCGCTGCGGCCGGAACGACGGCCGGCGGATTGAGTTCCAGCCCACCCTCGCGCCCCACACCGACGGTCATGTCGGCCGGGATCGAGACCAGGCTCACTTCGAGCGGCTGCCAGTCGGTCACGCGGTACGTGTTCACCTCGCCCTCTTGCTTCACCAGCTCGAGTTCGCGGATTTCGTAACCGACGCTCACGTTGACGCGCACGCCATCCAGCACGTCCTGCCATTCCTGCTGAGCACGCGCGTTCTTTCCGAATCGCACGCTTGCCAGACCTCGCCGGTCTGTCCCCAGCTCGGCGCTCAGGACCACGCCGATCTGCTGCCTCGTGTCATGGTCGGCCAGCAGCGGTGCCCGCCCTGACCCGACCCAGTTGATGTCCACTTCGCCACGCTGGTGGCCGAGCACCTCGATGCCCCACCAGCGTTCGTACGGCTCTTCGCTGGAGAACGACAGCGCGACGGTGCGGCCCTCTTCGTCGATCGCCTCGCGGCCGATGCGGCTGCCGAGGAACTGCACGACCGCGGGCTGCTCGGCCCGCTCGCCCTGCGCCGGCTGGCTTGAGGGCAGCGCGCCGACCACGTCGCCGACGCGGATCCGCTCGCCGACCTGCAGCTGCTCCAGCGCCGCACGGAACTCCGTGCGGAAGGTCTCGCTCGCGCGGTCCAGGTTCATCGCTCGATCAGGCATCTGCTACCTCGTCTTCGTCGTCGTCCGCAGGCTCTGCGGGGGTCTGTGCTGCGGCCGGGGCCGCGGGGGCTGCCGGCGCGGGTGCGCCCAGCGTGATACCGGCCGCGCGCAGGATGTCTTCCTCGCGCTTGCGCTCATCGACCAGCTGCTCGAAGTCGATGCCCTGCTCGGCACACAGGCGCGTGCGCGTGGTGATGCCGAGCTGCAGTTCCTTCTCTTTGCCGCTGACTTCCTTGAGCGGATCGACCCAGCGCCAGGTGCGCGGGATCATCACCGGCTTGTTGAACCGATCGAAGCCGTCCATCGGCAAGCGGCCGATCTGGCCGAGGTCGAGCGCCATGCGCAGCCACGCCTCGAACATCGGCAGCGCAACCTCATCGATGTACGTGTGCTGGATCGACTCGTAGGTGTCGCGATCTTCCAGCGCGCCCTGCCGCAGCGAGGAGTAGTTGACGTTCTCCAGGTCGCTGGCCAGCACGTTGTAGTTGATGCCCACGCCGGCGGCGAACGCGCGCAGCATCGACTTGACGAACCCGTCCATTGCGTCCGACGGGTAGGTCGGGTCGTAGGTCTCGAAGCCCCAGCCCTTCGGCAGCACGCCGAACACGCCGGGCTCGGCCTCAGTGATCAGGTTGCCGTTCTGGTCCTTCACGTCTGCGAGCTTGCTGCCATCGCCCACCAGCGCCGCATCGTCGTTCGGCTGGGTGTAGAAGCCCATCTTCGAAGCGCCCTGGCGCGCGTTGACCAGCGCGGCCTCCTCATAGCCCCCGAGCATCGCCAGGCGGCGCATCGCCACGAACAGCCACGGCACGCCGCGGCTGGTACCGGCGCGCTGCTCATCGCGCAGGAAGCGATGGATGATGCGATCCGCCGGCACGCGGCGGTGCCGCTGAAACCCGACGTTGACCACGTCATCGTTCGGGTGCGTGTTGTGCATCCAGTAGGCCAGCGGTCGGCCGTACTGGTCGCGCTCGATGCCCATGCGGATCTCAACGCCCTGGATGCGCCCGTAGCCGGGCATCGCCCCGCCGCTGCCGATGTTCAGGGCCTCATCGATCAAGTCCGGGTCGAGCAAGCTGAACGCGATGCCGAACCGGTTGAAACGCTGCCCGTACAGGACCTCGACCAGCACCTCGCCGTCGCGTGCCCACTGGGTCACGGCGGCGCGATCGAACGCGCGCCGGCTCATCGTGCCGCAGGCCGAGAAGACGCCGATCTTCGAGAATGCGGCGTGCGCCTCTTCGATCGTGTTGTTCGCCGCCACGTCAAGCTGACCGCGCGGCTTGTAGATTTTCATCTGCAGGTCGAAGCCCTTCGCCCCGACGACGTTGTTTCGCAGCAGCTGGAAGAACCGCTTCGCGTACTCGTTGTCGTTGGCCAGCTGACGCGACCGCATGCGCATCGTGCGCAGCGACTGCCGGATCTCGCTGTTGCCCGACACCAGGCCGCCGATCGACAACAGGTCGGCCACGAGCCTGTCGTTGCTCGCCGCCATGAACGAGCGCAGCGCGCGGTTGGGCGGCGCGCCCAGGCTGGTCGAGCCGCGCAACGACGGCTCGGCACGCGCGGACGCGCGCGAGGGCGCCGCCTCGCGCCGCAGGCCGGTGAACCAGTCCCGGAAGCCCATCGTCAGCTCGGGCGCACGAAGCGCGTCAAGATGCGGTTTTTCGGCCGGCGGCCGGCCTCGAGGTCTGCAGACGTCTGCTCTTCGCCGACCTGCTTCGTCCAGTAGTTGATCTCCATGTCGATCTCGGCCGCGTCCTTGTATTCGATGTCACGACCCGCGATCGAGTACCGCTTCACGCGGCCACCGGTGGCCACCCAGGTCGCCCGGGCAGCGTTGAGATCGTCGAGCGCCTTGCGCGCCTGGCTGCGCATGTCGAGCGGGGCGCCGGACACTGCCGGGTCGGGCAGGATCTCGACCTCGCCCGTCTCGACCGTGTACCGCTCGCCAGTCTTCGTGACGTAGGCCGCCCAGGTGTACTTGCCCGGCGTCCAGCTAGCGGTCGTCGCCGGCAGCACCGTGACGAGGTAGCCGTCGCCATCGGCAGCAGCGACGATCGTGATTGGCCCGCCGGCGGCATCGCGCCGGACGAGCTTGTAGGTGAGCGTGTAGCCGTCGGATGCCGGGTAGTCCGGCACCGACGATGAGAAAGTCAGGCTATCGCCTGCGATCAGCTTTGACTGCATCGTCGCCTCAGTGCCGGGTGGGTCGGTTGTTTTTCTTCAGCACGCTGCCCCCAATACGCTTGACGTCGCGCATTGCCGCAGACCCGATTCGTGTGGCATCACGCATATCCGGAGATCCGATGCGCACTCGAGAGCTGTTCTCGGTCGTCGCGAACGTCACCGCCGCACCAGAGATCAGCGTCGTAACCACCGTGAGCTGCACCCCCGGCGCCGCACCAGGGCCGACGCCGGTGGCTGCGCCTGCGTCGAACGACAGGGCGGCGCTGAATACCTGACCGCCTGCAGCTGCAGCGCCCGTTGCCGCGCCCGCGACCAAGCTCGTTGTGACGATCAGCGCCGCGCCAGCGGCTG